TAAGTATGGACAACTAACCAAAGGTTAGAAGCTGTCAGTACTTACTTGATGTTAGGATCAATGACAGAGACTGCCATTGTTACTGGTATTCCACTACCAACCTTAAAGACATGGAGATACCTAGAATGGTTTAAGGAGTATGCTCTTCAGCTTCAAAGTGAAGATGTTCAACAGATGGACTCTAATCTCAGGAGAGTTGTAGATAAATCACTTAAAGCAGTAGAGAATCGTTTAGACCTAGGAGATGCTCAGTTCAATCAAAAGACAGGGAAGATTACTCGTATTCCTGTTAAAGCACATGTAGCCTTAAAGATCACTACTGAACTTCTCAGTAAAAGAGAGAAGAACAAAGAGAGTCCTATCAAAGAACACCTAGAGAAGACTATTGATGACAGGCTTCTTAAGCTGTCAGAAGAGTTTGCTAGGTTTGCTAGTACCAATAAAAAGGTATCAAAAGAACTTTTAGATGTTGATGTTGTAGCTACAGAAGTAACAACTAGTGTCAATTAAACCGAGTACATCTAAACTCAACTCTTCAGTTATGGAAGGGTTTGTCAACTCTATCCTTAGAAAGAACTTTGATAAACCTGCTCCTACCCCAGATTTCCATAAAGAGATATGGGATTTTGTTACTAGTAGCAGCAAGCAAGTAGCCATAGCTGCACCTCGATATCATGCCAAGAGTACTGCAGTAACCCATGCATATACCCTAGCTTCAGTTCTCTTTAGAGAGTCTAGGTACGTCCTTATAGTCTCAGATACTGTTACCCAAGCTGTTCAGTTCCTAGGAGACATTAAGAAGGAAATGCTAGATAACGATGATTTAAGGTCACTCTTCAGCATTAAAGATGGACCATTCCCTAAAGATACAGAAGATGATTTGATTGTTGAATTAGAAGATGGACACACTTTTCGTATTCAAGCTAAAGGTTCTGAACAGAAACTGAGGGGGTTAAAGTGGGCTAACCTCCGTCCTGACCTCATCATTGGTGATGACATGGAAAATGATGAGATTGTTATGAACAAGGACAGGCGTACCAAGTTCAAACGATGGTTTTATGGTGCTCTCATTCCTTGTGTTTCATCTACTGGCAAGATTAGGATAGTAGGAACTATCCTCCACCTAGACAGTCTGTTAGAGAACTTAATGCCTAACTCTCAGTTAAGTTCCCATAGAGGTGTTAGGAGCCTCATCCAGGAAGACTTGAAGGAGTACTCTCTAAACGTATTGCCTTGGAGATCCATCAAATACCGTGCTCATACAGACGACTTTAAAACCCTTTTATGGCCCGAAATGAAATCTGCTGCAGAGTTTAGACTGCAGAAAGATGACTACGTTAGGCAAGGATTGGCTGATGTCTACTCCCAAGAGATGCTCAATATCCCTATGGACATAACCAGTACTTTCTTTAAAAAGCTTGACTTTGTTCCCGTAAAGCCAGAAGACCGTAAAAAGAAACTGGTGTACTATGCTACATGTGACTTGGCAGTATCCCAGGCACAAACAGCAGATTACTCTGCTTTTGTTGTAGGTGGCATGGATGATGAAGGAAGACTATACTGCATCCATGTTGTTAAAGAACGCATGGATGCCTTAGAAATTGTAGATACAATTTTAATGCTTCAAAAGATTTATAAGCCCGTACTCTTTGGAATCGAGCAGGGTACTATTCAGAAAGCTATTGGCCCATACTTAAACGAAGAAATGCTTAAGCGAGGAGAGTTTGTCAGTACTGTATTGTTAAAACCAAGCGGCGATAAACTTACTAGAGCTAGGAGTATTCAAGCTCGTATGAGAAGCGGAGCCTGTAAGTTTGATAAAGAAACTGATTGGTATCAGGACTTTGAAGATGAGCTACTCAGGTTTCCTAGAGACAAACATGATGACCAAGTAGATGCTTGGGCTTACTTGGGCTTGATGCTTGATAGGATGTGGGAAGCTCCTTCTGAAAAAGAAATTGAGGAAGAAGAGTACGTGGCCTATTTAAAGGAAAACAACAAGACCGACTCAGGTCGTTCTGTTACTTGTGGGTACTAAAGACATGAAACTTAAAGATAAATTTAACATTAACGACCTCATGTATGAGGCCAATATTGCCGAACTCTTAGGTAAAGAAGACCTCCAGACAATTGGCTATCAAGTAGCTTCAGATTTTGACAACGATCTTTTATCCCGTACTCAATGGGAAAAGCGAACAGAAGCCTCTTTAAAACTTGCTCTTCAAGTTGCTGAAACTAAAAATTTTCCTTGGCCTAATGCAAGTAATGTTAAGTTCCCTCTTATCACTATTGCTGCACTTCAGTACCATGCTCGTAGCTACCCTGTTTTAATTGACAGTGACTTACCTGTAAAGTGCCGTGTTATTGGAGATGACAAAGACGGACTTCGTGCTCTTCGTGCTGCTCGTGTAGAGCAACACATGAGCTACCAACTTCTTGAAGAAGATGAAGATTGGGAATCAGAGATGGACAAGGTTCTTATTACACAACCTATAGTAGGCTGTGCTTTTAAGAAAACTTATTTTGATCCTATTCGTAAGCACAACATCTCTGAGAATGTTCTAGCTAAAGACTTGGTTGTTAACTATTGGACCAAAAGCCTAGAAACAGCTAGTCGTATTACACATGTGCTTCAGATGACCAAGAACGAAATCTATGAGAGAGTAGCTCGTGGATTGTGGCTAGAAATATCAGAAGACAGACAACAACAATCTGCTTCTATTCTTGCGGGTAGCGGCCTACAGAACCTACAAGACAAGATCCAAGGTTTAACTCCTCCTGAACCCAGCGACTCAAGCACTCCAATAGAGATTCTTGAACAGCACTGCCATATTGACTTTGATGATGATGGCTACGCAGAGCCATACATAGTTTATGTTAGAAAAGACAACAAACAAGTAGCCCGAATTGTAGCTAGGTACACCAAACCTGATGTTGAGTACAACAGTAAGGACGTAGTACTCAGTATTAAAGCAGAACAATACTTTACAAAGTATCCTTTTGTTCCTTCTCCTGATGGTGGATTCTATGACCTAGGATTTGGGGTTCTTCTTGGACCTCTCAACGAGTCTATCAATACAATTGTTAACCAATTAGTAGATGCAGGAACAATGTCAAATACGGCTGGAGGATTTCTTAGTCGTGGAGTCAAACTTAGGGGAGGAAGTAGTTCTTTTAACCCTATGGAATGGAAACCAGTAGACACTACTGGTGATGATTTGCGTAAAGGCATTGTCCCTCTGCCAGTTAGGGAGCCTTCTCAAGTACTCTTTACTCTCTTAAACCTTTTAATCAACTACGGGGAACGAATTGGAGGTTCAGTAGACATCCTAACTGGGCAAAACCCTGGTCAGAACACCCCTGCCGAGACTACTAGGACTATGGCAGAGCAGGGAATGAAGGTGTTTAATGGTATTTTTAAGAGAACACACCGCAGCTTAAAGCAAGAGTTTCGTAAACTGTATCGTCTTAACCAAATATTTGTTACTGATAACACCAAGTACTTCTCAAACGTAGAAAATCAAGGAGTTATATTGGCAACAGACTATAACGGCCCAGTAACAGACGTTATGCCTACTGCTGATCCTAGTGTTACATCTGATTCACAGCGTATTCAACAGGCAATGGCTATTGCTCAACGAGTAAGCACTGCTCCTGGTCTTTACAACCGATATGAAGCAGAGTATGCATTTTTGAAAGCAATGAAAGTTACCAATATTGACAAACTTCTTCCTGATCCTGCTGGCCCAAATGCCATACCTTCACAGCCAGATCCCAAGCTCCAAATAGAACAGATGAAAGCTGAAACTAGAAAGGTTGAGGCAGAACTAGCCATGAAAATGGGGCTTCTTAAACTTATGGGTGAGGCAGAACTCAACCAAGCAAAGATTAAAAAACTTGAAGCAGAAGCAGAATCAACCAAAATTGGTATTGCTACAGAAGGACAGAAGATACGTATTCAAGAAATCAACAGTCAAATTGGATTACAAAGAGAACGTAGAGAAGGTATTCTTAGTTCTATAGATACCATGAACAAGGTCTATTCGTATATGACGGAAGACCAAAAGAGGCAACAACCCTCCCAGATGCCACAAGAAACGTCAGAAATGACTAGTGTGGACAACATGGGAGAGATGAAGCAAGCAGAGCAACAGCTATTACAGTAAATTTTAAGGAGTAAAAATGCCTATTGAGTTAGTTACTTTAGAAAGTTTTGAAGAATGGAAACATCATCCAGTTACTAAGCGGATTATGAAGATGTTAGTAGCAGACCGAGAAGCTATGAAAGAGGGTCTAATTAGCAATTCATATCAGGAAGAAATGGAAGTAAAAGGTAGATGTCGAGCCATTGCTAACATACTTAATATTGAGTATGAAGATCTGTTTGAAAACAAGTAAAAAGGAAGTCCATGAGTAATGAGTCAGGAATCAACCCTTGTGGTTGGAGAGTTTTAATCAAACCTCAAGAAGTAAAAGATATTTCTAAGGGCGGTATTATTATTGCTACAGAAGTTTCTAAAGAACGGGAACAAATGGGCAACACAACTGGCGTTGTAATCTCTATGGGAAAACAATGCTATGCTGACGAACCTGCACCCTGGTGTCAGGTTGGAGATAAAGTAATTTTTGCAAAGTATGCTGGCTTGCTTTACTTAGGTAAAGATGGAAGTCAATATAGAATGGTCAACGACAAGGACATTACAGGCATCCTAGATGCTGATGTGGACCTAGTTGATCCTTACCTTGCAAAACACTAAAAGATAGGAGTAAGATATGGAAAATGAAGTTAGCCAAGAAATAGAACCTAAAGTTCTACAGGAAGCAGAATCCCAAGGATGGGTTCCAAAAGAGAAATTTCGGGGCAATGAGCAAGATTGGGTTGATGCCAATACTTTTGTAAAGCGTGGTCGAGAGATTCTTCCCATTCTTCGTAAGAACAATGAGAACTTGATCAAAGACCTAAATAGCACAAAAGAACAACTTAAAGAGTTTCGTGAAGCTGCTGAAGAGTTTAAAAACTTTCAAAGAGAAAGTTATGAACGCAAAGCAAATGAATACGAAAGGCGTATCCAAGACATTAAAGATAGCCGTGCTCAAGCCATTACTGATGGTGATGGACAGAAAGTTAGTGCTTTAGATGATGCATTAGATGAAGCTAAGGAAAACTTTAAAGAGGCCAAACAAGCTGTTAAAGATGTAATTAGTACAAAAGAACCTGATCCAACACCAGCAACAGTTGATCCAAGTCTTCAAACTTGGCTTGACAACAACGCTTGGTTTGGTCAAGATCGGCGTATGACAAGCATGGTTAATGGTATAGGAGAAAACCTCCGTATGGAATTTCCGGGTCTTAAAGGACAAGCTTTTCTTGACAAGTTAGATGAAGTTTTGGTAGAAGAGTTTCCAAATAAGTTTGGTACAAAGAAGCAAAGTTCTTCAGGAAATAGTCGTGTAGAGTCTGGTTCAGGTAGGCAGAGTCGAGCTAATGGCGGTGGTCATAGCTATGAAAACCTTCCTTCTGATGCCAAAACTGCTTGTGATCGGTTTGTTAAGCAGAAGCTTATGACCCGAGAACAGTACGTACAGGACTTTGATTGGAACTGATTTAATACCAACTTAACAGAGGAAATAACATGCCAGCAGCACTAACTTACCAAGAAAAAGTAGAGCGCATTAATGCTAAACTTTTAGAGAAACAAGAAGGATCATCCCCTGCCGTGGATGGTGCAACCCGTAAACGTAGAAATGTATTTAATGGCACAGAAGCCAAATTAGGTGTAAGATCACAGATTCCTGGATACCATCTTCACATCTTTACAGATGTTGGTAGTAGGGTCCAAGAAGCCATAGATAGTGGTTATGAGTTTGTCACCCCTACTGAAATTGGTGGTGTGAGTGAGAATGTAGTTAGTCGCAATGGCGACCTTGGAGAAAGAATTAGGTATCTTGTAAACCCTCGTGCTGAAGGCACAGAGCAGTTTGGATACTTAATGAAAGTTCGGCAAGAGTGGTTTGAGGAAGATCAAGCTGAACTTCAAGCGAAGAACAATCGTATTGATTCTGCAATTCGTAAAGGCAAGATGGGTGGCGATAGTCCACAATTCTATGTCCCGAATGGCGGCATCAAACTCACATGAAATTTTATTTAGGAGTTTTAAATGGCTAACGAAAATCGACCTTCTGGTCTAAAGCCCGTCAGCTACCTCAATGGAGCACCTTACACAGGACAAGCTCGGTTGTATTCGGTAGCTTCTGGTAATGCTACGGCAATGTACATTGGTGATCCTGTTACCCTTAGTGGTACAGCAGATGCTAATGGCCTTGCAGGTATCTCAATTGGTGTTGCTGGATCAGCAATCATTGGTGTTGTAGTTGGTTTTCTAGTTGCTGTTCCCGGCGTAAGCTTGGTTGCTGCAACACTAGACCTAACTGTTCGTAGGATTCCAGCTAGTACTGCTGCTCAAGTTCTAGTAGCTGATGATCCAAACCTAATGTTTGAGATTCAAGACGGACAAACTGTACCCACAGCCCTTGTTGACATTGGTCAAAATACAAACTTTCTTGTAGCTGCTGGTGCAACAACTGCTAGTGACTCAGGAACTACAACTGCTGCCACTCTTACTGCTTCTACTACCGCTAACCTGAAGCTTATGGGGTTTGTACAACGGATTGATAACACTCCCGCTAGTGCCTACGCAAAGTTGCTAGTTAAGATTAACAATCATGTCTATGCCAATACTGGCACAGCAGTCATCTAATTAAGGAGAATAGATTATGGCTGGAATTATTACAACCAGTTCCCACCCCAAAGCACTTTGGCCTGGAATCAAAGCTTGGTGGGGGCAAATGTATGATGAGCATCCCGAAGAGTTTTGCGATATTTTTGATAAAGACACCTCTACTCAGAACTACGAAGAAGATGTCCAACTGACAGGATTTGGCCTTGTGCCAATCAAGTCAGAAGGCTCTGGTGTTCAGTATGACTCTGAAGTTCAAGGCTTTACAACTCGCTACACTCATGTTGCATATGCAATGGGGTACATCGTAACTAAAGAGGAAATGGACGACAATCTTTATGAGGTTGTTTCCAAAAAACGTGCGGCTGCACTTGCTATGTCTTTCCGTCAAACGAAAGAAAACATTGCTGCTAACGTCTACAATCGTGCATTTAATGCTACGTATCTTGGTGGGGATGGCAAGCCACTTTGCGCTACAGATCACCCCAATACAACGGGTGGAACGTGGGCTAACAAGCCTACTTCAGATGCCGATTTGTCTGAGGCTTCTCTAGAAGACGCAGTTATTGCTGTTATGGGCACAACTAATGATCGTGGACTATTGGTTTCTATCCAACCTAATAGCCTACACATTGCTCGTCAAGAAGTGTTTAATGCTCAACGCATCCTTAACTCTAGCTACCAAGTAGGTAACTCCAACAATGACATTAACGTCATTAAGTCTGGTAATTACATCCCTGGTGGCTTTAAGGTAAACCACTACTTTTCAAGTGCTCATGCTTGGTTTCTTCGGAACACAATTCCAGGGGGTACTGGCATGAAGTACTATGAGCGCCATGCAATTGCCTTTGACCAAGACAATGACTTCGATACCATGAACGCTAAAGCAAAAGGCTACGAACGCTATTCATTTGGCTGGTCTGATCCTCGTGCTATTTTTGGTGTAAATGGTCCGTAATTGTTCTTAGTAACAACTCCTCTCTCACAAGGAGGGGAGTTTTAAAAGGAGTACACTATGAGCTATGAGCGTGAAAAAGAAAAGGGCAAACGCCCTGAACCTATGAAGAGATCACCTAGTAAATCTCCTCGTAAAAAATATTAGCACTAATCTTGTGCTATCCTGATGATGACGCTATCAGACTAGATAGTGTTGTTTGTTAACACTTATGTCAACTTAGGAGTTTAAAATGGCTTTGCCCCAATCCCCCGCATCTAATTTCCCTGGTGGTTTTAACAACGTAACCATTCGTGGTGTTCCAATTACCCAAACCCATCCTGGGCAAGTTTACTGGGTATCTAACGCTTCTGCGACTCTTCTCCCTGGTCAAATAGGCGGTTCTGATGGTAATCCAGGAACTTTTAATGCTCCCTTTAAGACACTAGAGTATGCTATTACTCGTTGTACTGCTAATCGTGGTGATATTATTTGTATCAAACCAGGACATGCTGAAACAATAAGCAGTGCTACTGCTCTTATGTTTGATGTTGCTGGTGTAGCAATTGTTGGTTTGGGCTTGGGTACTAAGCGCCCTACTTTTACTTTGGACACTGCAGCAACAACTACCATTCCTGTATCTGCTGACAATGTGTCAGTTCTTAATTGCCGTTTTATTGGCAACTTTTTGTCTATTACTTCATGCTTTACAGTAGCTGCTGCTGCCAACTTTACTGTTGACAATTGCTCATTTACTGACACAAGTGCCATCCTCGGTTTCTTGTCAGTAGTCAAAACTACCGTAAGTGTTAACTCTGACTTCTTGCAAGTATCTAATTGCTTTATTAAGTCTGATGCTACAACCAAGTCTGTTGCTCCTATTGTTGTGCTTAACACAATGACAGGTTTGACATTGACTGATAACCTAGTTGTTCAAACTGTTGCCCAAAACAACGTGTCTCAGTTCTTGAGTCATGCTGCACTCGTTATGACTGCTGCTTTGATTTCAGGTAACAAGGTATATAGCGTTAACACAGACAGTGCTACTGGTGCTTTCTTGGTTACTACTTCTGCTACTACTGGTTCAGGTATCATTCAAAACAACGTAGTTCGTGGTCTAGATGTTGCTGGTGCTTTGATGATTACCGCTGCTGCTGTTCAATATGGGTTGTTTAACAACCTTTATATTGGAGATGTTGGTTTTTCTGGGTTTGTACTTCCTGCTATTGGTACAGATTAATATAAAACAAAACAGTAAAGGAAGAGAAATCTTCTTTTACGTTTTGTAAGTACTAATCTAAAACCTTATTTAGGAGTCAAACATGAGTAACACTGTTTTTATTAAGAGTGGCGAACAACCTCGTTACTTTGCTTTTAGTGGAGTAAACTCAACAACTATTGTTGCTGCTTCTTCTCCTATCTATAAAGAAAGTCCTTATGGTGCTTTCCAAGCTATTGTTACTGGTACTGGTGCTGTAACAGCAACTATTGAAATCCAAGTATCTAACCAATTTGATACCTTTAATGCAGTTAAAGCTAATTGGATAGTTATGGGAACAATTACTTTAAGCGGTACTACAACAGCTACAGATGGTTTTACTACAGTTTGTCCTTGGAAATATGTAAGAGCTAATGTTTCTGTTGTCACAGGCACAGGTGCAACTGTTGAAATTATCATGGGTGTATAGTTATGAGCGTTATTGCTGATAGCAAATATGGGGGGTTTGAAGAACCGAGGCCACCTACTATTACACAGTACGGTGTAGCTACAGATTTGTACGGAGTTACTTCTGATCCATACATAGACTCTCTTTTGTTATTAGAAACAGAAGACCTACTACTACAAGAAAACAGTAGTAACATTTTGTTGAACTAAGGATACTTATGACTTCAACTGTATTTACAAGTGGAACAGTTATTGTGTCTCCTTGGCTCAATGATATTAATGCTGCTATCTATACGGCTATTGCAAACTCAAGTGGTAGTCCACCAACTACTACAGCACAAGCAGTAACAAACTTAAGTCAAGCAGGTGGACTAGCTACACAAGATACAGCACAAACCTTAACTAATAAAACTTTTGTTGCTCCCGCATTAGGTGCTGCTACAGGTACAAGCCTTGCCGTATCAGCGGTAATAGGTACGACGGCAGCAGCAACAACAATTGCAAGCGCAGCTACGATTGCGCCAATAAAAGACATCACTTTTATTTCTGGAACAGCAGCCGTTGTAACTATTACTGCAATTGCCCCGTTTACCACTGGTGGCGGCACAATTACTTTGATTCCAACTGGCGCTTTTACTTGGACAACCGCAGGCAATATTGCTGTGGCGGGAACAGCTGTAGTTAATCGGGCATTGACAATGACATACGACTCAACCACGACCAAGTGGTATCCGAGTTACGTCTAATGTGTACACTTACACCCTCTTAATATACAAAGGAACAAATCGTGGCTGATAAAAAAATCTCTGCATTAACAGCTTCTTCTACGCCACTTGCAGGTACTGAAGTACTACCAATTGTCCAAAGTGGTGCTACAGTTAAAGTTTCAGTTGCCGATCTGACCGCTGGTCGATCTTTTGATGCTTTGGGCATGACCCTGACATCTACTGATGCTGGGGTAGCAGCGGCCCCAACACTTGATTTGTACAGAGACTCAGCAAGCCCAGCCGCTTCTGACACATTGGGTGAAATCAAGTTTAATGGTGAGGATTCGGCAGGAAATAAACAGCAATACGCACTCATTCATGCTGCAATTATTAGTCCCACATCAACAAGTGAGGGTGGGCAGCTTCATTTTGAAACCACTACATTAGGTTCTTCAACTGAAAAAATGAGGATTGGAACTTCTGGTGATGTAACTTTATTAACAGGCAACCTAGTCATTGGCACAGCAGGCAAAGGCGTTGACTTTTCTATTGACCCATCTGCTCCTGGTATGACCAGCGAGTTATTTGATGATTACGAAGAAGGTACTTGGACGCCTAGCGTTGGTGGAACTGCTACATACAATGCTGCCAACAATGGTAGCTATACCAAGGTGGGAAATGTAGTTCACTGTCAGTTTCGATTGCACATAACGCTTATTGGAACTGGAAGCACTAGCGTAATCAGTGGACTACCATTTACATCTTCTGCTAGTTTTTACGAACAAGCAGGGTGCGTTGGTTTGTTTGAAGCACTTGCAACGATTATGACATTTCTTACATTTTTTAATTCAGCCAGCGCCACCACTCTTACATTAAATGGATTAGCCCTTGCTGCTGCGTCTACAACTGCACCCGCTGCGGTAATAGGAAATAATACTGTGATATTTGGCTCCATTTCATACAAAGTATAGGCACTCAAAATGTCTCTTACAAAAGTTTCTTATTCAATGGTTGGCGGCGCACCGCCAAATGTTTTAGATTTTGGTGCTGTAGGTGATGGTGTTACCAATGATACTGCTGCATTTACATTAGCTAGGGCGGTAAATACTCGTTACTTTATTCCCAGTGGAACCTATTTGCTTGACGCATCACCAGATGTTTGGACAGATTGTTTTCAAGCAGCAGGCAACACGTTTATTAAGATTGGCGCAACAACTTACACTGTTAGTAATGCTTTTGCTGGTAGATTACGATACAACGTGCAAAGTAATGTTTTGACTTGGATTGTCGATGCAGTTACGAATAACAATATTATTGGTATTCAAAACAGTCAACCAGGCACTGCTACTTACTTCCTAAGAGGTTTGGCGTTTACAACTGATAGCCATTTCATTCAAGCGCAGCCAGCGACCAATGGGGGTTCCACTGATTTGCTGTTTCAACGGTCTACACTTAATGCAGACCCTGCTGGTAATCGGTTTAATCTTACATTTGAAGAAGCGGCAGATCGACTTATTTACAGTTATGCAACCACCGCCAGCGGTTCGCCTGCATTTGATACTTATTTAAGGACAGTTGCTGGAACATCACCTTTGCTTGAGTTCCCCGCATTGTCTGCCATGTTTAATCAAGGCTGGAAAACTCAAACACGCGCTGGAGGTACGTTAAAGCTAGGCTTTACCCCAACAACATCAAGCACTGCAACGCTGACAGATGAGACAAGCAGCAATATATTGCAAAAAGTTAACCGTTCACGGATTAATAGCGCAGGCGTTGCATTTGATACGCTGCTAGATACCCCAAGTGGAATTACACAACCAAGAATGTTTGGAGGTGTTTTTAGTGATACTGGAAGTGACACAGATGGCACATTGCCAGTTACAAAAAATATCTGGAGTACAACAGGCTCAACATATAACCAAATTATTGGTTCTTTGATGGTTGCAGCCACCACAAGTAATGGGACTTTAGCTGTTAGGGAATCCCGTTTTGTGTTTGATGGAACAACAGTTACGCTGACTGATCTTGTTAACACATTGCCTGGGCAGATTGTGTCAACTATTGCGGTATCTGGTACAAATTTACAATTTCAAGCCTCATATGCTGGTGGGCTTGGCGGGGGTTGCACTGTTACAGCAATGATAAACTGGTGCGGCGCAGGCCGCTAATTTAAGGAAAAAATCATGGCGTTAAAAAAGACAGTTACTACACCACAAGGGTTTGATGCAGTTGGTGCGTATCACCGTGTTTCATTTATTCGTCTAGATGGTAAAACAAAAATTGTTTTTGTTGTTTCATCAAGCAAAGACAAAACATCATCTTTATTTGAAGATCGCAGTTTTGAGGCTGTTTATGACTTGGAAGGTGAAAACCCCATCAAACAAGCATATGAGCATTTAAAAATTCGGCCAGAATTTGCTGGCTCAACCGATTGTTAAACCAAAGCCCAAGTGGATTCTTGGGTCATATTAGGAAAGCATCATGTTAGAAAAAGTTATCTCTGTTGATTTGATTGAAGTTGTTGAAAACGGTTGTGTGCAAGTTCGCACCAAGACCGCCATTATGGAGGATGGCAAGCAGATCAGTGGCACGTTCCACCGCCATGTTGTCTCACCCGGCGATGACTACAGCAAGCAGGACGCCCGTGTAAAGGCTATCTGTGCTGCAACGCATACGGCGGCTGTAGTGGCTGCTTACAAGGCTGCACAGGCTGCTGCTACGCCATAATTAGGCACGAGCCGCTGAATAACCTATAAAAGACAAATGGAAACTTTAGTTGAACGTCGAGCCGAGCGCTGGCATCTTAAAAAAGAAATCCAGCTAACCCATGTCATCAGCACGATAGTAGTGATCGGGGCAGTCCTGGCTTACGTTTCAAAGATTGAGCAGCGGCTGACGATTGTCGAGACTCAACTGCTGGCCCAGCGGGATGCGACAATATTGCAAAGGGCGCAACTTGAGCGCATGGATGCCAAACTGGATAGGCTGATTGAGCGAGGCGTTAAGTGAATGGACTTCTTCGACGTTTTGTCAAAGGCATGGCCCATCCTGCTGGCAATCATCACCTTGATCATTGTCTTGGCAAAACTTGATTTGCGAGTTGCAGTGCTAGAGGAAAAGATAAAACAATTGTTTGAGATGTGGAATAAGAAATCTGACAAATAAAGTTATTAGGAACAAAAATGGCAAGCACCTATTTTATTGATCAAAGTACACCTATAGTTGCTTCTTGGTTAAACGATGTTAACAACTATGTTTACCAAGGTCGTCAACGAGGCACTGTTACTGCTGCAGCAAGTCAAACAGTATTTACAG